CGGCATGACTTACTGCAAGAACCACTTCATGGTCTTCTTTATTCATGATTTCAGTTAATGTTTTTACAACTCTATGTTGTACTTGCTTGGTTGTTTCGCCACCGTAATGGGGAAATAAGTCATCATATTTAAAATCATCAAAATGAGGATTTAAATCTTCACTTTCTCCTTCAAATAATCCAAAATCTCTTTCCTTAAGACCTTTTACTCTTGTATAAGGTACTTGACCATCTGTTACTATTTCTAATGTATCCGATGCTCTTTCAGCCGTACTAGAGTAGTAATGATCAAAAGAAATATCCTTGATTAACTCTTTTGCAGCTTCTGCCTGCTTAATACCTAGTTCAGTAAGTGGAGAATCACATGATCCCTGAATTCTTCTTCGAACATTAAATAGAGTCTGTCCATGACGCATCATATATAAATGTTTCATAATAATTTTCCTCCTGTATTTATGCGGTTTTTTAGGGGTTTGAAACACTATGAAAGCGTAAACTAGTAACAAATCAGTAACAAGAAAAGCCACTCCTTAAAGTGGCTTCCGCGTGTAGGCTCACTTAGAGTGCTTCAACCGCTAACACAATAAGTATATCACAATATAATAAAAAAGCCGACAAAAGCCGGCTCTCTCATATAAGAAAAATAATAAAGATTTTGGTTTGTTGTAATAGCTGCAGAAAGGAGACGCATATTTACAACAACCTAATTATATGATCATGAGTGCTATTTATCAAGAACCATATGGGACGCTTTCGGAACGCTCATGGAACGCTAGAATTTTATCTTGTTGATCTCTGTCCATAATTTATTTTTTGAGGCATTGGTATAGATATCAAAGGTGATATCATTCAGTTTGTGCCCAAGAACCTTCTTACGTATATAAATATCAATATTGTAAAGCTGACAAAGAGAAGCAAAAGTATCTCTTGTATCATGCATCTTGTGGTTCATGCCCAGCTGATCATTGAGGGCATAGAGTACGGTCATATAAAACCATGTGCGCTTAGAATCAAATAGTCTTTCTTTCCTTACGATTAGTTCATCAATGACATACTGCTTGATTCCTTCATGAATCGGAATGATTCTATTTCTTCCGGCTTCGGTCTTAGAACCGGTAATGATATAACTGATTTTTCTCTCTACTCCATCATCATTGCAAGGCTCATCTATGTGTATCTGTTTTCTATCAAGTGAGAGGAGTTCAGAAAGCCTACACCCGGTATAGATATAAATAAGCAGCACATGCGCTTCTGGAGTATCTAGTTTCTTGAGTTTTTTTATTTCGTCTATAGTAAAGGCTTTATGCATTGTTGACTTAGGAAGGCTCTTTATTTTTATATAAGTAGAATAATCATCGTCTCTACTGATATATTTGTGCATTACTGCATACTCGAAGATTTTGACACAGATATACTTCATATCTCTCTGTACACTTACACCGCTAGACATTTCATCAAATATGTTCTGCATGTCTCTTAATGTGATTATATTGACAGGCATATTTGACAGCCTATCAAGGTGGCTAAAAGCGTTCAGAATATTCTTGTGTCCTTTTTCAGTTCTCTTAATAAAGGTTTCATTGTCTATGATAGTAAAGATTTCTTTGAATGTTGGTACTCTCTTCTGTGTCTTTTCCTGGATTCTGTCATACAGATCAGGGGCAAGGTTTCTAGCCTCCTCGTTTGTTATGCTGCTTGATCTCTTTAATGAGTAGAGGGATAAGGCATTCAATGCTTCTTCACGAGTTGCAAAGGTGCCTATACATATCTGTTTCTTCTTGCCTGTTATTATATCCCTTTCATCGCTCATTACACGAGCACAGAAGGGGTTTCTTCTCTTACCCGATAATTTAACCACGGTACCGCTATTATTCGGTCTGCGTCTAAATCTAGAGTTTCTAGGCATAATATGACACGTCCTTTCAGTTGTGATTTGCCTTAAACGTGCCAATCGTGATATAATTGAGTACGTAAAAGGACTTTATGCGAGGTTTCTTTTATATGAGTGATATTGGCGTATCACTATCAGCATCCTAGTTGGCGCTAGGGTGCTTTTTTTATTTGCTCTTATATTACATCACTTTGGAAAGCGACGGCTCTTCCAATAACCCTAACTTGATTCAACTGCTCACCTGTAAGGATTATATCCTGATACTTTGGATTCTCAGGCTTTAGAATAACTAGATTCTGTTCACGATAATAGAAGAATCTTTTTAGTGTAGCCTCATCATCTATGATTACTACAGCAATCTCTCCATTCTCTACTATGTCAGTTTTCTTCACAAAGACAATATCACCGTCATGGATCCTTGCATTTATCATACTGTCGCCCTGGCACTGTAGACAGAAATCAGCACCAATATCAGTACCAACCATTATATAACTCTCTCTATCTTCATCTGCAAAGATAGGCTCACCACATGCGACTTTTCCAAGAAAAGGTAGTTTTATTTTGTCTAGTTTATAGATATTGTTACAGTTGATTGCTTCTTCTTTGGTTTCTTTTTCCTCAATTAAATCTGACTTACTAACTCCTAGATAATCAGCAATTAATTGTACTTTGTCCATTCTAGGCAATCTAGAACCATTGCACCATGTTGAAATTGTAGATTTGTTAATTTTTAAATCATCAATAATGTCTGTCTGTGTGATTCCCTTGATTCTCATTAATTTATTTAAGTTATCAGCAAAAACAGATTTATACTTGTCATCTGACATGAAATTCACTCCTTTCTATATATAGTATACCACAATAAGAGTAACACAATACACTTTTTGTAGAATATTTTCTACTTTTTGTTGCAATCTACTAAAAGTAGAGTATAATAGTATTTGTAGAAAGGAGGACATATCAGTGAAGAAAAAGCGTAAAAGAAAAAGCAAGCGCGAATTGCATTTGGCCCGCATCGCACTTGCTACATCAATCATCAACCTTATTATTTCAATAATCAACTTGATAAAAGATATTATGAAATAACGGTTGGGGAGAGGTTCTTCCTCTCTCTGATTGATACTAACTTTTTGTTTCGCTGTTGTCAATATATATCAGAGACGAAAGGAGATAATATTATGCAAATTATGTTTGATACATTACAAATTGTACTAAATATCGTAATTATTGTTTGTTTAATTAGCTTATTAAAGAAGTAGGAGGTAATACTGTTGGAAAAAATTAATATCACTTTAGAAGCAGCTAGAGTTAATGCAGGCTACACGCAAGAGCAAGCTGCTTCTAATTTAGGAGTTTCAAGATCTACTATAATTAACTGGGAAAACGGAAAAACCATCCCTGGAATTCCTTCGATGCATAAAATGTCACAATTATACGGAATCCCTTTGGATTGTATTTTTTTACCTTGTTACTCTACTAATAGTAGAATTAAAATTAAAAAAGGAGAATCAAAATGAATGAATTACAGGTATTCAAAAATCAAGAGTTTGGTTCAGTCAGAACATTAATGATTAACAGTGAGCCTTGGCTCGTTGGAAAAGATGTGGCTGAGGTTCTTGGATACAAGAACACAAGAGACGCATTAAGTAAACACGTTGATGATGAAGACAAGGGGGTAGCAAAATGCGACACCCTTGGGGGAACTCAAAACATCGCAATTATTAACGAAAGTGGATTATATAGCCTAATCATTTCAAGCAAGTTAGAGAGTGCTAAGAAATTCAAACGTTGGGTAACTAGTGAAGTACTACCAACCTTGAGAAAAACAGGGCAGTACCAAGTGAAGGAACTAAGCGGACAGGAATTAATGGCTAAGGCATTAATCGAGGCTCAAAGCGTCTTAGCTGCTAAGGATAAAGTAATCGAGGAGATGAAGCCTAAGGTGGTATTTGCTGATGCAGTAGCCACTAGCCACACATCTATCCTAGTTGGTGAACTTGCCAAAATCTTAAAGCAGAATGGCATTGACATGGGTCAGAAGAGATTATTTGCATGGCTCAGAGAAAAAGGCTATCTGATCAAGCGCCAGGGCACTGATTACAACATGCCTACACAGAAGGCTATGGAACTAGGTCTCTTTGAAATCAAGGAAGGCTCTTATGTCAACGGCTCAGGTGTAAACATCACTACTAAGACGCCTAAGGTTACTGGCAAGGGTCAGCAGTATTTCATTAACAAGTTCATGCAGATTACTAAGAAAAGCAGAGACTTCATTCTAAACGCTATAGAGCAAGGTGTAATGCCTGGGTCAGTAGTAAAACATGATTCAGGTAAAAGAAGTACTTACATCCCTAGAAAGGCTTTCATGGATTACATGAACAATTATTATAGAGCTCCTTCGGATAAGTTGATTGCAGCAGTGGTAGAGGAGCTCACTAAAAGAAAGACAATTGAATAAGTAGCTTTAGTTGCTCGTAGGCACCTAAAGCCAAAGAAGGCAAATAATATTATTGTAGAATGTTTCGTTTTCATTTTTTTGGAAATACCCTTCGTATGTGTATCTTACATTGAATATATCAATCCTTTTAAATAATTTGTCTGTTGATCAAATAAATGCTTTCTTTGGCGCTAAGTGCTTATGAGCATATAAAAAAGAACACACGACAGCCATCGTGTGCTCTTAAAAAAATATCAAAATTGCGTGTTAATTATAGCACAGAAGGAAGGATTTTCAAATGAGCAGATTTGAAAAAGGAATCATCATTGTATCTAATTTAATTATTTTAATCAGTTTTATTTCAGGAGTTATAAGTGGCAATAACTGGAATTCTACAGGAACGAGAGTTCTAAGTGTTGCATCATTAAGCATGAACTTATTAGTGGTTGAGTACATGCTCGTTGTTATCAGAAATAAATAAAGGAGAAAAATTAAATGGATAAGATTAAAATCAATTCTCTTGAATTAGAGAATGTGAAACGTATCAAAGCAGTACAGATTGAGCCATCTGAAAATGGCTTAACTATTATTGGTGGAAACAATAACAACGGAAAGACTTCCGTATTGGATGCCATCACCTGGTGTCTTGGAGGCAATAAATACAAGCCATCAAAACCAACTAGAGAAGGAAGCTATGTTCCAGCATCTCTAAAAGTCACATTAAGTAATGGTATTGTGGTTGAAAGAAAAGGCAAGAACTCAGCCTTAAAGGTCACTGATCCAACAGGAATGAAAGCAGGTCAAAACTTATTAGACTCATTTATTAGTGAATTGGCTTTAAATCTTCCGAAGTTTATGAACAGTTCAGAAAAAGAAAAAGCTGACACATTACTTCATATTATCGGAATTGGTGACGAGCTTACTAAATTGGATTTAAAAGAAAAAGCAGTTTACAATGACCGCTTAGCAATCGGAAGAATTGCTGATCAGAAATTCAAACATGCTAAAGAGATGGTCCATTACGATAATGTACCCGACAAAATTGTTTCAGCTTCTGAGTTAATCGCTAAGCAGCAAGAAATGCTAGCAATCAATGGAAGCAATGAAAGAAAAAGAGCGTATCTCGCTGAATGTAAATCTAAGTCAAAAGCCATTGAAGAAAAGATGGAAGACTTGGACAAGCAGTTAAAAGCACTTAATGAAGAGTACTTGAAAGTTATCAAGGAAAGAGACAAGGCAACTGTTGAAGTATCTAGTCTAGTAGATAATCCTACAGATGAAATTGAAAGAAGCATCAAGGAGATTGATGATACAAACACTAAGGTTCGTACGAACCTTGAAAAGAAAAAAGCAGAGCAAGAAGCCAATGACCTCAAAAAGGAATATGCTTCTAAGTCACAGGAATTAGAAGACATTAGAAAAGAAAAGGCTAGCTTATTAAATAATGCTGATCTTCCTCTTGAAGGTCTAGGAATCGAAAATGGAAAAATCACTTATCTTGGTCAAGAATGGGATAACATGAGCGGTTCACAGCAGCTAAAAGTGGCTACTGCTATCTGCAGAAAAATCAATCCTAACTGTGGATTTATTCTATTAGATAAGCTAGAGCAGATGGATATGAACACTCTTACAGAATTTGGTGCTTGGCTAAAGTCCGAAGGACTACAAGCTATTGCTACACGAGTAAGTACAGGTGACGAGTGCTCAATCATTATTGAAGATGGCTATGTTGCCAAAAATAACTTAGAAAAAGAAAAGAAAGAAGAAGCAAAAGAAGAACCAAAAACGGTTGCTAATTCTTGGGAAGGAGTGAAGTGGTAATGAATTTTGAAATCACAAAAGGAAAAATTAAAAAGCCTTATAAAGTAGTCGTATACGGTCCTGAAGGAATTGGGAAGTCAACCTTTGCTTCTCATTTTCCTGACCCTTTATTTATTGACACAGAAGGATCTACAAGATCGTTAGATATCAAGAGACTTCCTAAGCCAACATCTTATGAAATGCTCAAACAGGAGATTGATTACATCATTCAGAATAATACATCTATCTGTAGAACATTAGTCATTGATTCAATCGACTGGGGAGAATCATTAATCGTTCAGGATATATGCAATAAATATCAAAAGAAAGGCATTGAAGATTTTGGTTACGGAAACGGCTACGTCTACACAAAAGAAGAGGTCGGAAGACTTCTCAATAGATTGGAAAATGTAATTGAAAGTGGAGTGAATGTCGTTCTTACTGCACATGCTCAGATTAGAAAATTTGAAAAACCAGATGAAAGTGGTGCTTTTGACAGATATGAATTGAAGCTAGGAAAGAAGACTGCTTCACAGACTGCGCCTCTTGTAAAGGAATGGGCTGATATGGTTCTATTCGCAAATTATCAGACATTCGTCTCAAAAGATGAAAAAGGCAAAACAAAAGTATCAGGAAACAGAAGAGTAATGTATACAGTTCATAACGCTTGTTGGGATGCAAAAAACAGAGATGATCTTCCAGAAATGTGCGACTTTGATTATAAAGTCATTAAGCCAATCATTGAAGAACCGTTGAATAATGTTTCTAGCATTCCTGTAAACGAAAGACCACAAACACAGGTAAATGTACCTGTTGAACCAAAAGAACCACAGATTGAAGAAAATAAGCCTGTAAGTGCTATTGATTTTGAGTCTGAAGAATATAAGAAGATTCCTTCTAAAGTAAGAGACTTGATGAAATGTGACAATATTTCAATTGAGAAATTGAAGGAAGTCATCTTCTTAAAGGGATTCTTCCCAAAAGATACTCCAATCGAAAATATGCCTAATGACTTCTGGGAATTCATTGCTAGCAATTGGAGCAACTTAAAAGACTTTATTATAGAATCAGAAATTCAATTTTAAAAGGAGATTAAGAAATGGATAACAATTTTAATAACTATAACCAAAATAACTACAATCAGAACGGATTTAATCAAGCATCTCAAAATGATGGTGCCATGGGTTGGGATGATGAAATCACAGCCGAAGCCAAAGAATACACATTATTGCCTGTTGGAACTTATCAATTCATCATTAAAGATAATTTTGTTAGATCTAAAACTTCAGGTAAAGGAAAACTTCCTGTATGCAATAAGGCTGACATCACTCTAACAATCAATTATGAAGGAAAAGAAGTAAAAGTGACTACTTCTTTGGTCCTTCACAAATCACTTGAGTGGAAGATTTCTCAGTTCTTTGAATGCATCGGGATGAAGCAGAAAGGAGTTCCGTTCCGTCCTGACTGGAACGGAATTATTGGAAAAACAGGAACAGTTAAAATCTCTCATAGAGAATATAACGGTTCAACTTACAATGATGTAAAAGAATTCGTGATCAGTGATACTCCAGCACCAACTCAGCCACAGGCTTGGGGAAACAATAGCTGGAAATAATGAAATTAAGAGATTATCAAAAAAAGGCTCGTGATGCCATATTCACAGAGTGGGAAGAGAAGGGAACTCAAAGAACCCTTCTCGTTCTTCCCACAGGCTGTGGAAAAACAATAGTATTCGCGAAAGTGGCTGAGGATTGTGTCAAAAAAGGAGATAAGGTTCTTATTTTGGCACATAGAGGCGAATTGCTAGAACAGGCATCTGACAAAATAAAGAAAGTGACAGGACTTGGATGTGCAGTTGAAAAAGCTGAACATACTTGTATTGGCAAATGGTTTCGAATTGTCACGGGCAGTGTTCAAACACTACAGAGTGATAAAAGATTGTCTAAATTTTCAAGAGATTATTTTGACACAATAATCATTGATGAAGCCCATCACGTTTTAAGCAATGGCTACCAGAAAGTATTGGAATATTTCAACAGTGCGAAAGTGCTTGGAGTAACTGCTACTCCTGACAGGGGAGACATGAAGAACTTAGGCTCTTACTTTCAGACATTGGCATATGAATATACACTCCCCGAAGCCATTAAAAGTGGGTATCTAGTACCAATAAAAGCACTGACTATACCGCTGACTTTAGACCTATCAAGCGTTTCAATGAGTGCTGGAGATTTTAAAGCAAGTGATATTGGTAGCGCACTAGATCCATATCTTGAAGGTATTGCTAACGAGATGGAAAAGTACTGCAAGTATAGAAAAACGGTTGTATTCCTTCCGTTGATTTCTACATCTCAAAAGTTTGTTGAAATTTTAAATAAGCATGGCTTTAAAGCTGCTGAAGTAAATGGCAATTCCAAAGATAGGAGTGAGATCACAAAAGACTTTGCGGAAAATAAATACAATGTCCTTTGCAACTCTATGTTATTAACAGAAGGATGGGATTGCCCTGATGTTGATTGCATTATTGTACTAAGACCAACAAAAGTAAGAAGTCTCTATTCTCAGATGGTTGGAAGGGGTACAAGGCTATCTCCTCAGACAGGCAAAAAAGATTTACTTTTATTGGATTTCCTCTGGCACAGTGAAAGACATGAATTATGTCATCCGGCATCACTTATCTGTAACAGTGATGAAGTTGCTAGAAAAATGACCAAGAAGTTAGAAGACAGTGCAGGAGTTGAAATGGATATTCAAGAGGCCGAAGAAGAAGCCTTGAAGGATGTCCAAGAAGAAAGAGAAAAAGCACTTGCTGAGCAGCTAAAAGAAATGAGAAAACGCAAGAAGAAACTAGTTGATCCATTGCAGTATGCAATGAGCATACAGGCTGAAGAC